ACGGTGGCAAAGGTGGCTAGCAGAGAACCGTTGTAGGTATCACGGATCTGAGCGGCCGCAGTGGCGCCAGTGAGCGAGTAGGTGGCGGCGGTGCTGTCTTTTACGGCCACCTCAAGGGCGAGATCCACGCCCTGCTCGATTGTTAAATTATAGACGCCAGCGGCCATTCTGGACTGTGGGTGTCAAAGACTACCACTTGCCCTCTGGACACTTGCTAGTCTGCAGCCTTGCTTTCATGGCTATGACACAACCGCACCGCTGGCATATGGGTTTCTTGTAAAATTCGCACGCTCGACAAGTGCCCTGTCGACTTTCAAGCGTGGCAGAATTTGCAATCGGCATCCCCGCCCTAGTCCATTCTAAGACGGAGCCAGACAAGCTTCTTGCCTTGCCACAAACGGAACAACTCACAAGGGTTCGCCAGTTGCCGTGTCGTATGTTCCTCCGTAAGACCAGTATTCTTTGGCTCTAATGTTGATAGTTTGAGAACCAAAAACATAAATACCATTATATGTAGTGCGTGTAATTACATAACCTAAAAAGCTTATATTATATGTTCCAATGGCTTGACTAAATTCACCTACGGAACCAATAGACGAAAACGACCAACAATTAGTAGATAATGTAGGAAAATATACATCTCCAACTTTTGAAATGTCATTAGAACCAATATAAAATTTACAAGTCTGAGGAATATTCATTGAGCCATCTAGGAAAGTAAAAAGGGCCGGTATATCATCTAATCGATATTGAAACTGAATACCACAAACCAAATCTTCCTCTTGATTTATTGGCGTAAATGTAAACATTTCTCGATATGTAGTGTCTGTAAAAGTTGTAATATAACTGGCACCCGGCCCTTCTGGTGGAAGATACTCTGAACTACCAGAAACAAGGCATTCCCAGGTTTTTACCCTCCAAAGCAAGCCCATAGCTTGGTCAAGCGTCATATCAGTAAAGCCAGTAAACGGAAGGCTTTGGGTTGGTTCATCACGAGGACCGATTTTAATACAATTTGGAAAATACCCGCTAGCACTAGCGTGAAGAATCTTTCCCATAGGATTTCGTTAGGGGACTAGCCCCTAGTTAATAACCGATGACGGTAATGCGGTAGGTGGCGGTGTTCACATCAATCGAGGCACTATCGGCATTTACGCAAGATAGACAGACAGTATTGGTCTGATAAACTACACCCTGAATAATTGCTCCCGCCGAAACTGCCGAGGGCAAGCCAACTAAAACAATCCCATTAACGGTTGCACCTGTCACGACCACATCTCGATAATGCTGGTCGTTACCCGCTAAAGTTCCAAAGGTAACGGAGGTAAGGGTGGTGACGGTGTAGGAGGATTGTGGAAAAACGCCGTAGCTAACTCCGCTTGCAATTAAGCCAGTATTGATTAGGCCAGAAACAACATTAACTGCCGTTGGCTGAGTGTATAAAAGCAATCCGGTGTTTGTGAGTCCAGAGACAATGTTTGTTCCAGTAGGCTGGGTGTAGGAAATTAAGCCAATGTTTGTAAGTCCAGACACGATGTTTGTTCCAGAGGGTTGAGCGGTGGGCGTGTTGCCATAAAAACCCATCACACCAGAAAGGGCTAGGCCAGTAGCAAAGCTAACGACATTTGCGCCAGAACTGTTCACTAGGGTGCGGCCGCCGTAGTTCACGGCAGTGACGCCAGTGTAAGATTTTAAAGCACGGTTAGCAGCGTTTACATTCGTCCCAGAATCCGCGATGAATCCGGCGTTCACCTGGGCGGCGGTGTAGTACAGCGCCAAATCGGCAGGGACCAGTGCCCCAGTTAAAATTAGATCCTTACTGATTGTGGTGGTGTACTGAAGAAGGGTTTTTGTTTGACCACTCTCCGTCATTTCAATCTCTAGCGTGGGAGTGATAGTGTCCGTACCTGCCTCGTTAAATAGTTCCTCCATCTCGCTCGTAGACATGGTGACGGTGGAGGTGTAGTAGCTGTAAGTTTGTATGCCTGAGGAATCTAGCGTAAGGGCGGTAGTTACGTTTTGCAGGCCCAAAGCATTTACAAAAGATATAATCAAACCCCTCTTTGAATCGCTAACAACGGATATATTATTAGCCCCGATCCCGGTTACGGCCGAGAGCATGGTGGTTACATTAGCCGCACTCTGATTGTACCCAATCCCCACCGAGTAGCCGCCATAAGCCAAGCTGTACGAGCCGCCATAAACATCGTTACCAATAGTGAGAGCGTAGGTCTCGTTTAATGATGCCGAGCCATCTTGTGTTTTTGTGAGGGCAACGCCATCCCCAGAAACGGCGGTGAATGAACTAGAAAAGACGGCAGGGTTGCGGCTTAACGAAACGATCTGCTGGGCGTAGACGGAGGCGGTTGGGACTCTTCGTGTGTTGACCTGGACGGCCGCAGTTGGGAAAAGCGTAAAGGGCAGCGCTCCAAAGCTGAGCGCCGTGTTAGCAGTGGCGGCCGTGATGATCCAGGCCGATCCAGAATTACCATAGGTTACCACGCCCACGTTTCCTGCGATTGCGCTGACGGCTGAAAGTACCTGAGCGGTGGTGGCGTTAAAGGAGATGGCGGTGGAGGTGCCGGTGGTGGTGGTGAGCTTAAACTGGCCGTCTGTGGCCACCGCGTCGATGTTACCGATGCCTAGCGAGAAAGATGGACTAGAGAGAGCGGCGTCGGTGTAGGAGCCGTCTGCGTTGCGCTCTAGTACACGGAGCCGAAATGGGTAGACATCGTTCCTAGTAAAGGCTGGCAAGACACCAGCGGGGGCCGAGCCGCCTAGGAGCAGGCCGCTGGATTTGTTTAAAAGAATGTCAATGTTGCTTGCCATAACTTAAATACCTTGTCACCTAGAGCACTGATTCACAAACCTCAGCAAAAGAGTTGCGCCCATCTGCAAGTATTACAACAGTAAGGACGTCTGGTTGGCCGTTACTACAAACATTTAAATCTACTGTATCAAAGACAAGTGCATAGCCTTGCGAAATAAACCCACACGCGCCATAAGGCGCGGGTGCGGCGTTTTCTATTTCATAGCCACCATCTTTAGGTGTTACCTTTATTCCGTCCCCAGCAAGCGGAACAATAGACTCAATCCGCCTTACTACTTTGCGAAAATGCGCCCCAGATAGTTTCATATCCTTATCTGGCAACATATCTAGCTTAGGTTCTTGTGGCATTATATTTCTACCCAAAGATTGGGAAATTCCATATTAGCGTTGTTTGGGCGCCTGTTCCGTATGTAAATTTTATTCCAGCCTCTGAAAATAACAGGGTAACCAGAATGAGGCTTCCGCGCCTTTCCGTTGAAATTGTTCGACAACGAAAACCATAATAATTCCCATCAATCCCAGCATAGCTGAATACTGGATTCCCTACATTATCAACTGTTTCATAAGTTGTTTGATTACCAAAAGGCCCAGGGCCTCTTGTTGGAACTGGTAGGCTTATTCCTCGAAAGGCAGTAGGCATTAAAGATCCGATATATTGCGTCAAGACCGCTTGCTGTCCGGAGGCTCCGCCGCTAGCAAGGAATTTTACCTCTACGGTTTGACCAGCACCAGCAACGCCGTACTCGCCTGCTTCTGCACTAGACGGAAGTGTTCCGGCTAATCCGAATATGAGTGGCCCACCCGAAATAATTGAAACTCTTGGCGTGTTATTTTCTGCGGTATTTTTTGAGCCAACTGTCTGCACGACCAGCTCGGTTAATCCGCCTGATGTATTTTTTGTGTCTACACTTTCCACAACGTAGGTTAATCCAGTGGCTAGGGTTTTTGTGGAAATAATTGAGCCCAACGAACTGAATCCGTAAAATTCATCGTCTTTTTTTATGCTATAACTTTCCAAGTCTGACGTCTTGATGGTGTATTGATACGTCACGTAATCGAAACCATACTCGTCTGTTTGAGACTTTTTGTGGTTAAGGATGGGAAATGTTCCGAGAATTGAAGTTGCCATATAATTACTTCACAAAAGCGTAGGTACGCATCTCTTTGAGGTTGTCATCTAGGAGGTTGTAAATTTCATTAAGTCCTTTGTCGCCGCTATCGGCTCCGCCCTTATCGGCGCCCTTATCGCCCTCGCCCTTGCTCTTGCCTCCTGCAGTTCCGGCCTCTCCTTTGCCGCTTCCTTTTTTTTGTTCTTCCCTGGCTTTTTTTTCTGCTTCCTCTCTGTCTTTTCTCTGCCTGTTTAACGCCTCTGTGTTGCTGATTTGATCGTCTTTGTGGTTTTGGTATTTGTCCGCTTCAGTGCGTTCTTTGCGAATCTGTTCCTTAGTGGAATCTAAGGATTGCTGGGCGTCTCTAGCGTTTTCCGCCTTAATAGCCCTCTGAGTTGCTTTATCGCTCTGCTGGTTTAACTGGCGACCGTAATCAGATTGATTCGCCACGTCGCGCGAGGACATGCCGGAAGGCACTCCACCTGATGTTCCTCCACCGTAGGACGGTTTAGGCGCCTGTTCTTTTGCTGCCTTGTCTGCCTCTTCCTGCGCCTTCTGTGCCTCTGCGGCTTTCTTGGCGTCAAACTCATCGACAAGTTTCTGAGCTTCCGCATCGCCCTTAGCGGCTGCATCTCTAATCTTTTCGTCTTGGATAGCCGCTTCTTTGCCCACTTCAGCGACAGATTTTGCGTGTCGATCGTCTTCTTTGATTTGTTCCTCAGCCGCCTGGCGCCTGGCGATATCTGCTTGAGCTCTGGCGCGGGTGGCGGGATCTGAGATTGCACCCGCTTGATCTAGCTCTTTTTTGTTCTGTGCTAGGCGATCGATCTCTGCACGTTGCCCAGGTGTCTTGCCCACCTTAGCTTCTGCCGACATACGATCTTGCTGAGCGGCTAGGCCAAGGAGTGCCTGCCTCTCGCGCTCTGTGGCCGCGGCCAGCTCGTCCATAGCGTCTGCTGCGTGATAGTATTCGTTAGCCATCCGAACAAAAGGATTAGGTGACTCACGAATGGCGTCTGCGCTGGCCCTGATCTTATCAATGGCCGCGCTCATTTGAGCGGAGGAGGCGATGGCGCTTTTAAAGTCTAAGGCGTTAAAGGACTTGGACGCTGCGCTAGCCGATTCTGCGGCGGCCGTAAGATCCGCCCCTACCCTACGCATGGCATCCGCAATCAGCTTACCCGCCCCGACGGCGGCCGCACCACCCACTCCCTTAACCAGCTTATCCGCCAATACATCCGCGCCTCTGGTGGCTAGCTCGGCCGCGCTAGTGGCGCCGTCAAGCGCTTGACCGATCCCTCGCATCGCCCCCTTAACCTTCCCCTCAGACAAGGAAAGGCGATCGAATGAGCCTGCTACCCTATCCGCAAATTCTGGGGCCGATCCCTCTGCATCTATTCTAATGGTTGCGCTCATGCCATTACCGGTTGGCCTTTAATAAACTTCCAATCCCTACGGAAACTAAATTTGCCCGCAAGATAGGTGCGGATGTCTTGGGCGGTGTTGGCCAGCGCATTAGCTACGATGCCGTACTTTTTATCTACCACACCAAAGCCCGGTAGGAGGTTGGTGATAACGACGGCAAAGCTGTAGTCGTTACCCGAAAAACTAATCGATCCATACTTGGAAGCGTTAGGCTTAAGGGCGGATGTTTTAACTTGGCCCGTTTTCCAAACATTTTTCCAGACGTAGGTGGCGGGCAACCATCCAACGGAAAGGAACCGTGAAAACTTAAAACGACGCATGGCCTCGCTAGTGCTGTAATCAATATCCTTTTTTCTGGTGTAGACGATTTCCTTGGTGCCTTTTGCCCTGGTTAAAATCCCTTTAGCAAACATAGCGGCCGTCTGCTTTTTGTAGTTTGCGCTGTCTGCCGACCGATACATTTTGCCACTTAATCCCTTAGCTCCGACAAGGGGGGCGCCCATCCCGCCAGTTACTCTGCTGGAGTAGATGCGTTTGATCCGATAGTTTTTAGCCTGCATCATGGAATCAATTTCTGTGCGTTTATTAAAAGCAAGGGACCGGGTGAGGCCATAAAGTCCCTCTCTCCTATTTCCGTAGTCTCCGCCGCCTGAGCCTAGGATTACTTTGCGGGCGGTGTGGGCCAGTGCTTCCTCTACGCTCTTGGAGGTGTAGGCCAGATAGTCCTTCATCTCGGTGCGCAGTGCGGCCATGGCGCTATCTACGGTAAATTTATTGGCAGTCATATTCCAAGCAGGCGAGCTATGTCATCCCTGTCCTCTTCGCTCTTATAAAAATATCGCATAGGAATTCCTTTCTTCCAGAAAAGCCAAGAGTGAGCCTGGTGAAACAGGCTTAAGGGCAGATCCCAAAGAATATATTCAAAGGACCAGCCAAACTCTTGAGCCAGCGGAAAGGCGCCCATGGCGGCGTTCGCTGGCGTCAGGCGTTTCCCGGTGGAGCCAACAGGCCGCCCGTGTTGTCGACTATCTCATACTGAGCTAAAGAGGCTTCGTCAAAAATGGCCGAGACAAAGGCAGTTGCCGCCTCGCTGTTTTTTATGGTGCAGGCAAAGTCCATGACGCGGGATCTAAACTCCTCCACATTCCACGCCAGGCGAAGTAGTGCCTTACGATCTTTCTTGAGTTCCAAGTGAATGAATAAAAAGGAGTAGATGAAATACATCCCGCTGTCTTCTTTGTTGCGTACTTGGCTCATGATAAGCCGAGATCCCTCGGTGTAGGGCGCCAGCTCTTGCCCCTGCCACGTTTTTGCGGGGCTGATAAAGGCGTTGTTTAGTTCCAGATCTAAAGAGTTGTCGTCCATTACATTTTATTGAGGAGTGCCCTCTTGAGTTCTGGTTTTGCCCGTTCGCTGACTAGAAGGGTTTGCTCGCCCCGCTTGATGGCGGTGATAGGTTCCGCCCGTTTCATTAGGCCAAGCAATGTTTCACGATTCTCAAGGGCGGCTCTGATGTAGCGAATGGCCGCCTCTGGTTCTGACTGCATCTGGGCCCAGCCGCACTCCATTTCCTCCTTAGCGTTACCCGTGCCAGAATCATTAAACCAAAAGGTAAACTGGCGCCGGCCGTCTTTCACAATGCAGGTGACGGGATCGACCGGCCGGAGCACCGCCCCATAAGTAGCCACAGCGGCAGCTACTTTTAAATTTGTGGTTCCCCAAAATGTCTCGATCATAAATAAGAGGATTTCGTTCCCGCAAGGGAAGTTAGGACATGTTAGGGAAGCGGGTGACGGAGACGTTCACGGTGACGAATCCATCTGAGCTTTTATTCGTCGTGACTGAATCGATGATCATTTTCCCGCCCGTGCTGGTGGCATTGGCTAGGGTGGTGATTACTGCGCCGGCCGTAGTGGCGTAGGCGCCTGTGATGGTGGTGGTAAAGGTAAAGGTATCTGTGGGGTTATACATGGCTGCGCCGACCACCTCGCCCGAGGCGTTGCGCACTTCTGCTCGCTGGATGTTACGTGCTTCCGTAAAGGACTGAACTAGACCGCCAGATTCTGCTGTGATACCAAAGCTTAAGCCGCTCGTTCCGATTGTTGTTGCTGCCATAATGTTCTTTTATTGGTGTCAACTGGCAGTGGAATTCGGGTAGGCGATGACGGTGAGCTTATAGTTTTGGGTGTAATTGCGCTCCTCATTGTTGGCACTGGCCTCGCTAGATTCTAACTTAGCGGAGTAGGTGCGGGCTGAGCCGATGGCGGTGGTGGCGTTAAGCCTAGCCGAGAGATTGGTGGAATCATAAAAGCACTGCAGGATCTGGCTGCACTGGGCGCTGTGGGAGGCGGGGGTGGCGTCATCGTAACTTTCTTCAAAGATGATTTCTACTGGGATGCTGAATACGCCACTGCCGCGCACGGGTTCCTCTGAGCCCATGGACGCTTTAATCACGATGGACGGAGGCATGTTCTCCGATTGATCGTGGGAAAGGTGGTAGGTAGGAGCGGTAACTACGGGTGAGATCAGCTCTTTGAAAGCAGCTTCAATTAAACGATCGAGCATGGTGACGGCGGGCATAGATTAGAGCTCCACGTCAACGCGCCCAGGCCACGGAGCGACGTTGTCTTGGGCCCACTGTTCTTTTTGAGGAAGAAAATAAGTTGGGCGATTCTGACGCAAGGCGGAGGCCAGTACGACCGGCGATGAGTTAATCGTCATAAACTTGTCTGCGTGTTTAATGGCTTGTGCCATTTGGACTACGTTGTCCGCAGTCCAGTGACGCCTGTGGAAGTAGTACTGTTTTTCGCACATTATCAGATAATCGCCCATGAGTTCTTCCGCCTTAAGCTGGATATCTAAGGTTGGGTAATTCCACGCTTGGCTAATACCCATAGGCGCTAGCAGGTTATACTGATCTGGCAGGCCGGGCGGCGGACCGTCTGGGACGCGATCGAGCACGATCCGGCGATCGGCGGCTGCGATCGCTGGGTGCTGGTAAACAAAATCCATCCAAGACAATCCAGAGGCGCGGTAATCGTTATATCTTTTTGGCCAGATCTCTAATTCGATCCGTTCCCCTGCCCCTTGTCCTGGCGCCACCCAAGTGGCGTAGGAAACAAGATCGAGCACGCCTTTATATTGTGGCAGGCACTCGATCTGCACTTCGTCGGTTTGCGCTAGGTAGCGAGCAGCGGGAAGACATTGCAACACGTCGCCAAGGCGTTGGTGGTAGACGATGGTTTTCAATTACGTTCGGCGATGACGGTGATGATGTTCGCCTTTCCGTCAGGTAGTACGCCACGGATCTGATCCTCCGGGCATCCCGTCCAAGTGACGGTGTAGTCCGAATAGGAAAGAAGGGTGCGCAGGCCGCGTTCGTTAAAGTGGTGGTAATGCTCGTTAGGCCGGCGGTGTTTCCAATCGCGAAAAGAATCTGCCCCAGCCGTTTCGTGAAGAAGCGGGCATGAGATGACGACGGCCTCAGCTCGCAGGCCGCGAAGGGTTCCACTTAGATCCGCATCCTCAAAGTGTTCTAGGCTGTCGAAGAAGCTGACGATGCTGACTGACTTGGACATGGTTTCGCTTCTTTCCACTCCGGCGGGTAAAGGATAACCGCTGATGTCGTAGCCGAACGCCTGGTGATTACGGGCATGGCAGTAGCGCAGAAAATCTCCGTTGCCGTAGCCCACATCGAGCACGCTGGAAAAACTGCCAAAGTAGGCGCGGATAATATCGTAGCGCAGTGCGCTCATAGCCTGAGTAGTGGTGTAGGTGTCGTAGCGCTCCTTTACGTACGCGAGGTCATACGATGGACTTTGGCCGGTGCGTTCCTCTTGCCACCAGTGGCCGCCGTGAATTCTGCGGTACCCTTCGATCACGAGTTACGCTCCTTAAATATCTTTTCGCCTAAAACGTAGTTTTCCTGTGCGTTATGCTTTTTAAATTCTGCGTCTTGTACTGCACCCGTGAACATTGGATTATTATGGGTAAAGACGACGTCCTTTGCCTGAACGATGACGCCGTCTTTTTTTGCTCTGTGGCTGTACTCGTTATCGCTAAAGATGCCCGAGCAGGCGTCGTATTCCTCGGCAAAAAGTGAGCTCTGCTGGATAAGCCGAGCTTTTGTTAAAATGGCCATACAAAGGAGTTCGTCGGTGCGGTGCCCGTCGGAGATCGCCAGGACTTTGGGCTTACTGAGATCGCCTAGGCGCTCCGTCACGATGGTGTCCCAGTAGAGGGGTGGGTCCCAATCGTCGCTAGCTTGGATAAGGATTTCGCCCTGGGCTTGAACTGCCGCCCTGTTCCATGCGGCTACGCAACTGCCATCGCCCATGACGGGGTTCCACGGTTTGAGGACGGCGGCGGTGGTATCGTCGTTATCGCAGGAGAAGATCCACTCTATATTCTGCGGGTTAGATGCTTTTTTCATCCATAGGACGCGGGCGTTGATGGCATCCTGAGGGCGGCCGCGGGTGGCGTGTAGAATGGAAATTTTAATGGGTGACTGCTTACGCCAAGAGGTTGTGATCTTCTCCACTTCGGCCATATCGCCTGCCATGCGGGCGGCAGCGATGTAGAGGTCGATGCACTCAAAGTCGTAGATGGATCGCTGGCAGTTCCAAATCGAGATGCCGGGATCGGGCTGTACCATGGCCGCCTTCAGCATGTAGTACACGGCGCCCCACCTGCCGGTGGATGCTTCCTCGCGGGCCATGTAGTACAGCGCCTCACGGCGGCCGGGCTGGAGCTGATGCGCTTCAGCATAAAGTTTCATGCGGGCTTCCCTATCGGGGTGGGCGGCCGCGTAGTTGCACATGGCCTCGTACTGCAGGGTGTGATCTTGGCCGGGCCAGTAGGCGGCGACGCGGGACCAGACGCCGCTCTCGTTCCGCTTATTCCCTAAGAATAGTTCCTGCTGGTAATAATATGCGTACTTGCCCGCCTGGCTGAGTTCACCTCCTAGGATGCGGAGGTTACGATCTGCGCTTCCGGGCTTGTAGCCACCGCAGTGGTGTTCGCACCAGACGTTCTGTTCCCCTATGGATTTCAGCCCAGCGATCGGCAGGAGCGCCTCATGGACGGCGTAGTGCCAAGTGCCGGACCAGCCGCCATCCGGCAAGCGCTTTACCATTCTTTCCCTAATCGGGTTTAATTTGGCGTTTAAAACGCTGTAGACGCCTGCGTAGATCCCGAGGGCTGAATCTTTTTCAAACGCTTCCACGGCCCTTGTGAAGCATTTATCGAGGTTTGTGGCGGGTAGATCGTCGCAATCGAACCAGACGGCGTAGTCCCCGGTACACGCATTGAGTGCGCAGTTACGGGCGTGGGCAAAATTATCGACGTGGGGCCAATCAGCGCCGGTGGCTGAGTTGTGGTAGGTGATGACGGTGGCGCCTGCTTTCTCAGCGATCTCGCGGGTGCCGTCGTCCGGCCGGTTACCCTGGGCGAGTGCCACGATGATCTCGCTACAGAAAGGACGGAAAGCAGCCAAGGCTCTGGCTATAAATTGGGCCTCATGGCCTGCGATAAAGTAAATCGATATTTTGGGAGGATTTCGGGGTGCCATAACTACGGCTTACTTTTCTCTAAGGCCGAGGAGGTAGGAGCCAACGGAGGTGTCGACTGAGACGATGCGGTAAGAGACAGAGTTCGCCACCAGGACAGATCCGATGGTGGGTGCAGTGGCTAGTAAGGAGACGTCGATGGTGAAGGTGCTATTTAGATCGAGATCGAATCCGCCGAGCTCGACGTTCTCTTTGCGGGTGATGGTGGAAAGGATGCCGGTGACGGCGGTAGATCCGATGGTGACGGTGGTGCCTGTTTGCTCGTGCAAAACGGCGAGCGATTCTTTAAGGGCTTCTGTGAATTCAGACATGGATCGAGGATTTCTTTAGGGTGGAAGGGGCGGTGATCCGATTGGACCACCGCCCGTTCCGACTGACTTAGGCTCCGTTGATGCGGACTAGGCTGTTGGGCTCCCCAGCTTTCACGCCGTAGATCAAGGCGTAGGTGCGTTGGAGGGTGCCGAGGGTGATGTTATAGCTCTCACGAACCATAACGCTCAGACCTGTGCGGGGTTCCGTCACGATCGATATGTCTCCAGGGATGGGGACTCCCGTAGGGACTTCGGGCACGCGGGCCGCGATGAGCAGCGCTTCCTGTTGGGCGAAGAATCCGCCGAGGGTGATGCCGTTAGCAGGGATGGCGCTGTACTGGTTCACATCGAACCCAGCAACTTTGCCAATCCCACCGGCGCGAACGATGTCCCCAGTGATCTG